AATAAACTTGCAATAAATTCCTTCGGTGTTTGGAAGTTATCTTTTTCATCATAGCCCTCCAAGTATGTGAAAAATTCGCGTATATTACCATCGGCTAGACTGGCTGCATATTTAGCCTTTTCGGAATTGTCATCAGTGAGTAGTAGTAGTAGTTTTTCTGGTTTGTGTTTGGGTATAAAAATGATTTCAAAATTTGGGTACATACACATATTCACAGAAGTCACAACAAGTCCACCACGAGTTAATTTTTCACCATCAGAAACTCTCTCAATGAGACCCTTAAAGTCATTGTCATAATCTTCTATGAACGCATGTCTCGGAGCATTTTTTATGAATGTCAGGAAATGTGATTTATTACTCAAGTGTTCTTTTTGTATTTCAACGCTGTTTGATTCATTCAATACACTATTTAACACATATGTTTTCCCAACACCAATACTTCCGCATATAAACACGTTCTTACCTTGTCGAATGTACTTCTTCAAGGTTTCAATCTGTTGCGTGTGAATTGTGTCGACGGACTCTTCTTTTTTTTGTTCGATAATTTTAATGAAAGAATCCATTGATGATCTTACTAATCAAGCCATAGATTTAGTGCTTGAGAATGACGCACTACATGAACGTATCGTAAAACCTTTAAAAAGGAAAATTTTACCATATGTTGCTTGTACCGTTTTAACTAATGTCGGAATGTTTATTGTTCTGATCTACCTTGCTCGACGTCTGTCGGTTCTTCAGAGACCACTGATTTAAGTTCCTCTTCTTCATCTAACTCGGATTGCATTTCTTCGAGGATCTTAGTTCTCTCGTTGTACTCTTCTTTTGACTTTAAGAGGTCTCCAACTCCCGCAAATGGTCCACCCTTTGTAACGGCAGCGGTCACATTAGTCTCCTTCTTTCCCAGGTTGGTAAAGCCTGGAAGTCTCAACTTTGGAATCGCTCGGACGTTGAGTATTTCTGGCTTGGTGAAGACGTTGTCAAGTGGATATTCACTTTCGAATTGAGCCAAGATGTTTGTTGGTACGGCTGGTGATTGTTCAATGAGACGGTCATATTCACTCTTACAGACATTCACGAAATCCAAACCATCGGAACTTCTCTCTTCGCGGGCAAGAGCCAATGTGAGACGGATGTTTCTAGAGAGAAGACCATAAGCAAGTGCGGCCGCCTTGTGGTTCTCCATAAGTTCGTTGATCTTCAAGAATTGCATGATGGTAGCAATGAGACCCGCAATAAGGTTAAGACCACCAATAACTGATGGGACCATACCTCGGACTGATTCGGGGAATTGTTCTTGGGCAAAGTTAGCGGTACCAGTAAGAGTTGATAGCACAATGACAGGCAAAGTAAAACGCATACTCAACCTCTTGTACATAAGAAATGCTCTGTGATGCATGTATCTGTAGCACCCAGATGCCTCACCCCACTGTCTTAATATTGACTCATGCTGTTCATTCCAACTGTCACGTCGGTGTTCAAGCGCCTGTTGCTTGATCATTTGGTCATCAAAATTTTCTGCGCTCATGTTATAATAGATGAACATAATATTCTGGATTCATCTTGTTTTCCTCATCATGATTTTGGTGGTTCCCTTTACAAACGATAGAAGAAACTTAGAATTCTATTCCATACTTATCCCATTCTTGTTCTATCATTGGTCGGTTAATGATGATACTTGTGCTTTGACGCAGGCTGAAATGTATGTCACAGGTCAACAGAAAGAAGAAACTTTTATGCACAGAGTGGTTTCCCCAATCTACAAGATGGAAGATAATGACGTAAATAACCTTACAAAAACGGTATTTTTTGCTTTATGGGCTCTGGTCCAATATCGTCTCGGACGCTTTGATATGTTTATTGATGACCTAAGAGACTTGATGTCTGGTAAAACCCCTAAGTAAAGATGAAGTCCTGGTGTGAAGAAGAGTTGGAAAGACTCAAAAAAGAGTACAACATGTACAAGGGTACCGATATTAAAGACAAATTAACTGGTGGTCTAAGATCAAAAACTTTAAAATTGATCATAGACTATCATGAACGCATGCTCGGTATAAAGTTTTGGGACGATGATATGTTAGAAATAATCCATGGACGAAACAATTCTTGATCTCAAGCAACAAATTGAAGCCCTTGAGCAATCGAAGGAGTATCATCACGAAAAATATTTGAGTAACATTAGCATTATTGATGAAAAGACGGACAGAATTGAAAAACAAATAGAAAGGACGAAGTCCGCCGTAAAGAGAGATCTTCTTAAGAGACACCTAGATTGGTTTGAAAAAGAAATTGTTAAGATGGATGAAGCAATTGATGTTATCACGGAAAAGATTGATTCTGAAATTGAAAGACTTCAAGAAGTGATAAAATCAGTTGAAAAGAGAAAGGAAGAAGAAAAGAATTCTTTCGAGTATAATATTCAAAAAATTAGAAATTGTTGCAAAAATCGTAGTGCGGCTACGATGTTTGAAGCCCTAGAGTCGGTTGCAAATGCTCTTGAAATTATTAGAGTCGAGAACCAGTGAATCTAAAACGATCAAAAAAATGAACCGACGTATTAAAATTGTAATAAATTATCATACAAAGTGCGTCAGCAATATCATGTTTCCGTTCGTAAGGTATTTCCCCAGAAATATGCTTACTCGCAATAGAAACCGTTCTCTCTTTACGCTGCTCGTAGTTTAGATGTCTCATACCGAAATGTGTATGCATGCTCACAGGTGAAACTAGCACAACTTTATCTTTGAACATGTAATTTAGGAGTACTTCTATATTTGTGAGACCACCTGGTGGCTGCCTCTCTATCAATATTCTGTCCGCAGCTCCAAAAATAAATTGATGATCTTCCACAAATAAAGGAACTAAATCTACAATGTCATTACTTTGGATGTATTTGTAGTCTTCGAGACTTACTTTCTTTATATACTCTACATCAATTTTAGGGCCATTTCCACATTCAGCTAGGACCAGTCCCATATTGTGGTATCCAATATCTATGGCGAGTACCTTCATGTCTTTATCTGAATAATAATCCTTAACTAATATAATGAAGATAAAGAACAAGAACAAAAATCAACTTTTGTGGTCAGCTGTCATTGTACTTGCTCTTGTTTTGAGTTACATGTGGTTCAACCCAAAGGTTGTTGAAGTTCCAGTGGAAGTTCCGGTGATGCCTGTCCCACCTAGACCATCCATGGAACGTCGCGAACCTAGACGCGAACCAGAATTCAGAGGAGCACCAATCAAAAAGTACAAACCTGGATACATGCAACAAATGGGTGTTATCACTGGTAATGGAGAAACCCTTCCATTGTACGGTAAAGAAGTTACAGGCAGGCGCGATCGCTACCATTACTATACCACAACTGGTGGTGAAAACCTCTACGCCGTGCCAATTAGCCACAATGCGCGTGATTGTATGGAGGATATTGGGTGTGAAGAATTGTATGGGAATGAAACAGTTTCAGTAACTGGTAAAACTGGTTCATACGCAGTGAATTTGTACAGAACGGATGACTTTTTTTAAGCTTATTCGGATTTGCGAGTGAATCTATCGTATGTATCCTTTGACAACATTATTGTTGTAAGGAAAGATGAAAGAAAGCATAAAGCTAATGGTCCAGCTGGCTTTACTGGAAATCTCGATAACATCATAACCACACAGGTTGAACACACACACGACGATATATAAGATCCCAAAACACTGCCTTCAAGATCTTTATCTGGGTTGAAAGCATCCCACGGAGATGTAATAAAACCTAACATTTTTACTATATATCAACAAAAATTATTTCGCAAACCCATGATCACATCAACTTCCCTTCCCTGAAGCCCTGGATTCCTTGAGAGTCTCGCCTTGAGTCTCAAGAGTTCCAATGTTGTCTCGTCATCAAGATTTTTGAAAAAATCTCGTAATTCTTCTATACTTCGTAGTCCTTTCGCATCTTTTTCTGCCTGAACATATGGCCAGGTCTGCCTTCGTAGCGCGGCAACTTCTTCTTCGAGTTGCCTAATTCTTGGCATAAGAACTTGGGTAATTAGAGTCCTCGTTTCCATTTACTTGGAGTCGCTCATCTTCTTTAATAAGAATATGTTTATTTATTTTAGGTTCTGTATATGATGACATACTCGCTTCAATATCTACATAACTACCATAACACATATAATGTTCTACATCATTTAATGTGGGTAATATTCGATAACTGAACACCCAATGAGACGGATGTATTATTAAACTACCCTTTTTTGGTCTAATTTTTTCACCAGAACTAAACTCTATACAACCACCTTCGTCTTCTCCAATTGTATTCAAACAGAGTTTAAATGATAAAATTCTACTTTCATGTACAGAATCATCATTAACCCAAATATTATAACATTTCGTTTTTTCTACAGCACATTCTCTAAAAACAGAACATTCTTTAAAATGATTATTATATGAAGCGTGTCTTATATTGTTTGGAATACTATTAATGTATTTTTTAATGTATTTTATAACTTTTCGATTTATTTTTAAAATAAGGTTTTTATATTTTTCATTTAATGCGTTTAAGTCAATAAAATCATTATTCTGTTTACATAATTCAATAATTTCATCACAAAAAGACTCATCTACTGCATTTTCATAGACCCGAATGAAATCCATTATCAATAAAATGTGGTATATCTTTAAGGTATGTTACGGTATGCTGCTCTAAATTATGAACTAAAAAATGTAATAAGAAATGTTTATCGTTCTGGCTCCAGAGTAATTTTAGACTATGCTCGTGAGAATTGTCACCCCAATGATGCTCAGTATGTGAGTGATGTAAATATGAAGATGATCCCAACCGTTCCCAGGTCAATGGTTGCGTTAAAAATGACATCATTTGGTTCCAAGTCGTCGCCATATATGGCAGAATCGCATATTAAAAAGATAATACAGCATTCTATCAATAATCATGTCCAAGTTTGTATAGACGCCGAAGAAGTACTTTACCCAAAGATATGTACAGACTTAATGATACAATATAATCAATACGAACCACATGTTTTCAAAACATATCAAATGTATCGCCGAGACGCACTCAAAGAACTTGAAATGGATATCATTCAATTTGAGAGAAATGGTATCCAACTTGGTGCGAAACTAGTGAGAGGTGCCTATCTTGGGAAACAAGTGGGAATCCTACCAAATAAACAGGAAGTTGATAAATCTTTTAGAAGAGGTCTTGAAATGACATTGGGTGCTTCACAAAATATCCACACTCTTTTGGCTACACACAATTCTGAGGATATCAAATACGCAAGAACATGCCCCCATAATAGATACAAAGTTGCCCAACTTTTAGGGATGGCGGATGATTTCCCAGATTATGTGTATGTGCCATTTGGCTCCTTAAGTGAGCTTACTCCGTACTTATTCAGAAGATTTTTAGAACGTCTTAAATGGTCTTAAAAATATCTTCCGATAGATATTTAATGGTGAGTACCCTCAAGAGGTTTGGGTATTGGTCCCCACCTCCTTTACCACCTATGAGACGTAAATATGGTATTGTCGCAGCTTCAAGAAGTGAGGAAATTCACTACGAAATGAAGAAGAGTGAAATTACCCGTGTCGCTCTTCAACAAATGTATGAAGCACCGTCTCTACACGAACCAAAGCAGATCACTACAAGACAAATGCGTCTTAAAATGATTCTACATGAAGCACTTGATCTTGCGCATAGTATTTGCGAACATCAAGATGCTCAAGAATGTATGTGGGCTTGGGAAATGGTTGATGAAATTGATGATGCCGCTACCCGAGCAGGTGTCCGCTACTATTAATTTCCCCACCTATATTAAATGGAGTACGAAAAGCTCAAAGAAAAGGTCAAGAAGCTTGGCTTCAGGGTGACCAAAGATGTCAAAGGTAAGAGGGTGAAGCTCACAAAGAAGGAACTCATGGCAAAGTTGCCAAAGAAGGCTAAGGCTGAACCATCACTTGAAAACCAAGCCAAGAGTGCTAAAAAGTTTATCAAGGTCTGTAAAATGGTTCTCAGGGAAGCTCAACCAAATCAACCACGGCAACCAAGGATGAGACGGGTTTCTCCAAGAAGGGTTGCGGTACCTGTCGCACCTCCACCTCCACCAAGACCTATGAGTCTCAACCCAAGAGCCGCTCTCATGGCAGACCTTAAGGCTGACCTAAAAAAGCGCGGTTTAGCCAACAATTAGTTTGGAATTACTTCCATACTCTTAAACTCTGTACATTTAACAGTACTAGGACCTTTAATAAAAACTTCCTCATCTGTCGTACTAAGCGCTTTCACAGCAAAATCATCCGTTACTCGAACAGATTTGAAACTTTCGCCTATTACCGATGGTGCTACATCTATGTGCCTGTGCCACCCTTTGTAATCACATTTTGTATAATAATGAACACCTGGAGCATTTGGGTCTACTGGTTCTGGTCGTTCTTCTTTCAGCATTGGTCTAATAAAAACAAAACCAAAAATAAGAACTACCAAAATTATCGAGACCACAATTATCTTTGTCTTCATTACTATTTAACGAGAAAATTACTTAATCCTTCTTACCAACTATATGTTTTATTTCCAACCCACATGGTATAATTGTCGGTCCTTTATAATTATACTGTGGCCCCGTCGCATCAACATTTCTATGAGTCTCAATTTTTGTTCCTGGTGGTACAATAATCGATTGAATTGAGGTATAATTATCGGTGACTAATGTGAAATTTCCATTCTTAATATCACCTTCAAATTTGTCACCCTTAAAATTACACTTTGTGTATCCATAAAAGACACCATCTTCCATCAACTTTTTAGCATTATTTATGATAAGCGTTGGTCTGAATCTCATATACAGAATACTCGAAGCTGATAACAAAATACAAATTAGAACCACAATTAAAATGGAATCCAACATCTACTATACTAGACGAATTTAATTCCAAATTTCTTTGTCATAAATCTTTGTACTTCTGGGATTGTAGGCTGACTCCATAGATACCAACGTGACCAGAAACCAGCTCCGTCAATACCAGATAGCTTCCAATCTTCTTTGTCACTCCTATCCATATCTCGCATGAGTTTATGAATCTTTTTGGGATCTCTTTCAGCAATAATACGTTTTGGAATTTGCCCACCATGTCTCAAAACATATGAACGCATACGCGAAGGATTCTTGTGTTTGGTGTAGTCGGAATACCCACTGGCACCAAAGTCAACAGTCCTGCCGTCACTGAGGATTGCCCTGAACTTCTTTTTACGATCGGGGCTACGAACTATTTTGACGTGCATACTTACAATTTACAGCTAATTTATTTTTGGCAGGCGCCACAGTATCCTTCCCGTTGTGGAAGGAAGAAGAGGCGTTCATCACCACGCTTCACACGGTACATGTGGTCGTACATGTGGAGGAGACCAATGGACAAAGCCGCGGTGGAAAGAACAGCCTTGTTCATCTTACGCACAGACCAGGCGTAGGCCAAGATCAACGCGAGGATAGTCAATTGGACGAGGGTCATCGATGGGAGGAGTGGGAGCTTGAATCGTTGATTCAATTCTTGGACTTCTTCAGTTGGCTCTGGGGCATACTTTTCCATTCGCTTGCCGTAACCTGGCATTTTTATTTTATACAAAGAAATTAATGTGGCGTGTCCTGCTATTGCCTGTGGTCCTTGTACTCCATGATTTCTTTAAATCCCCAAT